CCGGTTCGAGAAGAAGGACTGTCTGGACCTGCCAGAGGTCATGCACGTCGACCGCCACGTGCCGCTTACTGCACAACAGAAAAAATACTACGAAGCCCTGCGCACCTCGATGCGGGTAAGCGCTGCTGGCGAGACCATCACGGCAGTAAACGCGGCGGTGAAGCTGAACAAGCTGCTGCAGATATCCTGCGGGTCTGTGTATGACGACACCAGCGGCGTGATTGAGTTCGACGTCAGCAACCGCATCAACGTGGTGCTGGAGGTAATCGAAGAAGCATCCAACAAGGTGCTTATCTTCGTGCCGTTTACCCACACCATAGAACTGCTACAGAAAACTCTGGACAAACATAAGATCACCAACGCAGTGCTTAGCGGCAGCGTGTCGCTGAACAAGCGCAGCGAAGCGGTGAAGGCCTTTCAGGAAACACCGGACCCCCGTGTCCTCATCATCCAGCCGCAAGCGGCGGCGCACGGTCTAACCCTGACGGCAGCGGACACCATCATCTGGTATGCGCCAGTGACCAGCGTGGAAACCTACCTACAAGCCAACGCCCGCAACGACAGGCCCGGGCAGCGCAACCCCATGACGGTTGTGCATATCACCGGCAGCGAGGTGGAGACCAAAATCTACAGCATGCTGCGCAGCAAGGTGTCCAACCACACCAAACTGGTTGACCTCTACCGCAATGAAATAGACAGTTGACTATGTCTAAAACCCTCCGTATTGTGAGGGCATAAAGGAGCACCACATGACAAAACTTTCCAGAGAACAGGTGGACAGCATCACTGTTTTCATCGACGCCCGCATCGAGGAGTTTATGACTCGCACCTCCAGCGGCCCCCACGTGTCGTTTAACAGGGAACACGCCCGGCTAGCTAAGGACGACCTCTACAGGATGCTGTGCCGTGACTGACACACCGAAGCTGGACGAACTCGTCGCGGAATATCTCGTTCTGCGCAACGCCATCCAAGAAAAGGAAGTCGCCCACAAGGAGGAGATCGCCTCCCTCAAGGAACCTTTCGACCGCATCAGCATGCAGATACTGGAGCGGTGCAACGAACAGAACGCGGACAGCATCCGTACCCCGGCAGGCACCATCAGCCGCAGGGTGACCACGCGCTACTGGACCACGGACTGGGAGACGATGTACGACTTTATCAACAAGAACGCTGCGCCCTTCCTGCTGGAGCAGCGCATTCACAACACCAACATGCGGCAGTTCATCCAAGATAACCCGGATGCCTACCCGGCAGGGCTGCAAGCCGACAACCGCTACACCATTCAAGTTCGTCGCCCGACGAACGCTTAGGGAAATACCTATGACCAACCTCACCATCTTCAAAGACAGCAACGCTGTTTCCACTGGCCGGGGCCGCGAGAGTGCGCTTAGCCAAACTCTCAACAGTGGTGGTGGCACCTACCGCCGCATCCAGACCAGCAACACCGGCACGTTCAAGCGGCTGGTGAACGGCGAACAGATCGGCAACGCCAAGCGGGGTGACCTCGACGTCGTCATCGTCGGTGCGCTGCCCAAGGTGTCGCGCCTGTTCTACTCCGGCACGTATGACCCCAACGCAGAAGCCGAAGCGCCCGTCTGCTGGTCCAACCTTGGCGACGTGCCGGACCCGAAAGCTTCTGAACCACAAGCAAAATCGTGCGCTGTGTGCCCGAAGAACATCAAGGGTTCCGGCGCTATGAACACCCGCGCTTGCCGCTATCAGCGGCGTCTGGCTGTGCTTCTGGCCGGGGACGACAGCGGTGACATCTATCAGATCAACATCCCGTCCAAGTCGCTGTTCGGCAAGGGTGTCGGCAACGTGCATCCGTTCGAGAGCTACGTCAGCTACCTGCGCGCGCACAACGAAATGGTGGACACGGTAGTAACCAACGTCAGCTACGACCCGGAGGCAGCCAACATGGAGTTGCGCTTCACGCCGTTGCGTGGGCTTAACGACGACGAGTATTCGCTTGTTGTGCAGTCACAGGCCCAGCCTGAAGCTACGAACTACACCAAGATCACGCTGTTCGAGAAGAAGGGGGCGGAAGCTGCAGCCGAGGCTGAGGCTGAGCCCGAACCTGCAGCCAAGCCGGTGGTGAAGTCGTACGCTGAGCCGGACGACGAGGAAGAAGTCGTGGCCGAAGTGGCTGAGCCTACCAAGCGGGCCAGCACCAAACAACAAACCACCGAACGCCCTGACCCTGCTTCCTTGGCAGCCAAGGTGTCCGACCTCTGGGGAGACGAATAAACATGCCCGTAGGCTACAGTGTCCAAACCCTGAAAGATAACGCGGCTGCGGACGCTGGACGCCTTGGCGTGCGGTTGGGACGCCTGTGTATTGACAAGAATATCTCGGTCGCCGAGGTTGCCGAAGCAATGCAGGTGTCCCGCCAGACGGTGTACAACTGGTTCCGTGGTACGAAGTCCCCCTGCGCGGGGGACCGGGCTGAAATGGTCGAAGCCTATATCGCCCGCATCAGCCATTAGCGACAGCTAACCTTTTTTACGAGTGGTGACTAACGGCCCCTCCGGGGGCATAGCTTTCTGCTGCTTGAAACCCGGACCCCATGGAACCTTTTGACCTCATAAACGCTATTCATCCCCCCGGCGGGTGTTTCGCTTTGTGCGGCATCGACGCCTCCGGCAGGGTAAAGCACCATTGGGTCGAAGCTGCTGCAGATATGCAGGAGCAGCTGGAAAAGTGGCTGCCCGACCATGACCTCTACTTCTCCATGTCCAACTTTGAAGGGCCGGGGAAGCGCACAAAAGACCGGGTCTCTAGCGTCAAGGCGTTCTGGCTGGACCTAGACTGCGGGCCAGAAAAAGGCGCTGCCACGGCAAACGGCACACCCAAGGGCTACCTGACAAAGCGGCTGGCCGCAGAGGCGCTGGAGAAGTTCCGTGCCGAGCTAGGTCTGCCCATGCCTACGCTGGTGGACACAGGTGGCGGCATCCACGTGCACTGGGTGTTGGAAGAAGCCGTGTCCCGCGAGCAGTGGGAAGAAACCGCCGCCAAGTTCAAGGCGCTCTGCGTAGAACGCAAGCTGTATGTAGACCCGGCAGTGTTCGAAGTGTCCCGCATCATGCGCGTGCCGGGGACGTTCAACTACAAAAAGGACGCGCCGCGCCCGACCGTGCTGAAGGTGGTGGGGCCAACGACAACCTACGAAGCCTTCTGCGCTCTGCTGGGAACCAAGCCAGCGCAGCCGGTGCAACGGGCGCAGTCAGCGAAATCATCGAACGTCGTACCGCTGTTTGGGGTTAGCCGCTCGTCCACGCTAGACGCTACGTTTGACGAGCATAAAGACTTCCCGAACTCCAGCTTTGCCAAGATAGCCGCGCAATGCAGGCAGCTACAGAAGTGTGTAGATAACGCAGCGACCCTTGAAGAACCCATGTGGCGGGCGGCGCTTAGCATAGCGACCCTGTGCGTGGACCGGGAAGAAGCCCTCGCCGCTGTGTCTGCGGAGCACAAGGACTACGACCCAGCGAGGACGGAGCGGAAGGCCAGAGAGACCAAAGGCGCGTACTCTTGCAAGGTGATCGAGGGCCTGAACCCCGGCGGCTGCGACGGGTGCCCGTTAAAAGGCAAGCCCGGCACCCCACTGCGGCTAGGCGTGGTGGGAGTAGAAGCCAAGGACGAGGACGGGGACGAGGAGCTGGACGCAGATGCGCCAGCAGAGAAAGGTGGCCCGCTACCGCACAGCTACTTCAAGGGTGAAGACGGGTCGCTGTGGCGCAGGGTCGGGGACGAGCAAGCAGACGTGAAGGTCTGCGAGATCATGCTGTATGTAGTGAGGCGCATGCACGACCCCGAGAAGGGGTATGTGACTGTATTTCGCTTGGTAACACCACTAGATGGCACCCGTGAGTTCTTCCTGCCGAACCGGGTCATCGTGGAAAAGGCAGAGCTACGCAAGGGGCTGGCTGCCGAAGGCATCATGGGCAGCGACAAGCAGTCCATAGAACTTGCCATGTACATAAACATCTGCATCAACAACCTCCAAAAACGCAAGAAGGCTGATAACATGAGAACGCAGTTTGGCTGGGCCGACGACGACACGAAGTTCATCATCGGAGACCGGGAGTACGCCCCCGGTGCAGTGAGCGCCAGCGTCCCTTCCGCCGCTACAGAACAACTTGCAGAGCGCATGCGCGTTAACGGCACGCTGGACGATTGGCGCGAAGTGTTTGACCTCTATGCAGCACCGGGGCTGGAGCCCCACGCTTTCGGCGCACTGACGGCCTTCGGTGCACCCCTGTTCAAGTTCTCTGGGCAGTCAGGCCTTATCATCAACGTAGTGCATCCAAACTCCGGCACGGGCAAGACCACCATCCTGCAGATGTGCAACAGCGTTTATGGTCACCCACAGGAACTG